TCCTGCAAGAGTAGATGTTGCGAGGCAAGCGGTAGCGTCGACTGAATGGTGCCTGATAGAATCTCGCCTCGGTAGTCGTACCAGTGGGTAATCATCCCCAGGATGGCGTGCCGGATCATCGGCGGCACGTCGCCGTGGCTCGCGCCGTAGCCGGCTACGTAGGTGATCGTGATGGACTGGTCCTGGATTCGAATCGTCGGAAATAGCTTGTTGTAGGCCAACGTGATGCGGCCGTTGACCGTGTTGAGCCGGTAGTTGCTGGCGTCCCACGTTTGCGCGTCGCCGTTGGTGTCGGTGTAGGTGATCGCCGTGACCGATTGCACCGGCTGGCGCCTCAGGCGAATCACCCCATCGCTCGGCCAATCGCTGTGGGTCTGCTGCCAGGTCTGCGTAATGAGCGCCTTGCGCGTGACGCTTTCGGCCTGCTCCGTCGCCACCGCAATCAACCGCGCCATTTCCTCGGTAATCGCGTCGCTGGTGTCCGACTGGCGTACCTGCGTCAGCGCTTCCTGCATCGTGATGGGGTACGCGGTCGGTGCGACGGTGCGCTGGCTGCCGGTAATCACTGGCGTGCCTCCGTGAGTGCGGCGGCGTTTTCCGGCGGCCGTTTGCGAACGGCCTTCTCGCGGATGCGGCCACGCGCGGGCCGCTCGCACGGCTCGGCGATGTGGCGGCGGATCAAGACGTTGTTGACGGCCGAGCCGTAGTCGACTTGGTCGCCCGGCTTCAGTCTTCGCCACGGTCGCAGTATGCGGATCATGTCCGTGCCTCCTGGCGGAACGATCCCGACCGTCCCCGACCACGGCGACCCGAAAGCCGCCGTGGTCGGAAGTCCGGCCAGGAGAGACGTGCTAGCCTCGCAAGACCTGGGCCGCGCCCTTCGCGGTGGCCGTGGTCGGCGCCTGCTTGGCGCGGCCGAGCGTCACTATCGCCGCGGCGCCGAGGTCGGCGTTGGCCGTGCCGACCAGATCGACGGCGATGTACCGCTTCTTGCCACGCAGATCGATCTCGACGGTGAAGATCGAATCGTCGCTGTTGTTGGTCGGCAGCGTTGCGGCGTTGCCGTCGATCTTCGTGTAAACGGCGCCGCTGGTTTCGGCCGCGCCGTTGAAGTCGGCAATGATGTCGGTCGCCGCGGCCCAGGTCGCGGCGTTGGCGTTGGTGTCCGACTGCTTCACTTGCAGCTTCGTCACCGCGGCGTTGGTGGCGCCGAGGATCACGTCGACCACGGCGTAGTCGTAGCCGAGCGTGTCGACGCTGATGCAGCTCGCTTGAGCGGCGCTGTTGGCGGTGGTCGCCGGCTTGACGGCAATCACCTTCTTGACGTTCTGGAGTTCGATCATCGTTCTATCTCCGTGTGGGAGTTTGGGTACACAAAAAACGCGGCTCCTGGCCGGACGCGACGCGGGTTAGCTGCCCGGCGTGGCGAGCATGACCATCGGGCCGGCGTTGCTGGTATCGCCGACGTCGTGGATATTGATGTCGATCCGCTCGGTCCCCTGGATACCGAACTGGTCGTACTCGAAGTACCGCTGGTCCGTGGTGCGGATGCGGATACCGCGCCGCTCGCCGAAGGCCGCGGCCATCGACAAGTCGCCGAAGTAGCAGAGGCCGTAGGTCGAGGTCTGCGCGGTCAGCGTCGAGTTCATCACCTGCACGAAGTTGACCGGGTAGCCGAGGAACTGCGGCGTGCGCCGGCCTTGCAGCTCCATGACCGTGTTGCCGCCGGCGGCGTCCAGCAGCCGCATCATCGACGCGGCCCAGGCCGACTTGTGGATGTACCACTCGGGGTTGATGCCCGGGTAGGCGGGCAGCTTGCCGATCATCGCCTCGAAGTCGGTCAGGTCCAGCGTCGAGAAGGCCGTGTTGCCGGTGGCGGCGGTCACGGTACTGGCGGTGGCCGTGGTCAGCTCGGTGATCAGGCCCGAGATACCGCCGTAGGTCGAGGTGCCGGTGCCCAAGAATCCGCACTGATCCTCTTTCACGGAGAAGGCGTAGGCGATCTCCTGCGCGAGGTCGCCGGCGATGTCGATGATCGCATCCTCGGCCAGCTCCGTGCTGTACTTCGTCAGGCACGCGAGCTTCCGCGCGGTGAGCTTGACCTGATTCCATTCCTTATCGCTGGGGGTGTTCTCGGCGTTTTCGTCGACGAAGTACGCCGTCAAGCCGCCGGTCCGCCGCGGGACGGTGAGCGTGTCGGAGCCCATCGGCGTGTAGCGGGCCTTCTGGCGAAACACGCCGTACTGCTCACGCAGGTCGACGATCGCACGCTCGAACTCGGGAATCACCAGCGCGCCGCCGAGGGTGTTGGCCACGGTCGAAAGCGTCCGCTGCTCCGGCGCCAGAGCGCCGTGCTCCTCGCACCACTGACGGCTTTCGGCGTCGCCGAGGACCACGCCCATGAACCACCGTCCGCTGCGGTAGGCGGCCTCTTCGGTGGCGAAGCCGCGTAGCGGCTTGCTGCGGTGGTGGACGATGCGCGGCTGGCTCTGCCGCTGGTCGTCGGTGGGAGTTTCCGGCGGGACCAGCGACTGCCGCTGGGGTCCGGTCGGCTGGCTGGCGTCGGCGTTGGCCGCATCCTCGATAGCCTGGCGGGCCGCCACGGCGCGGTCGAGTCGAGCCTTGACGTCGGCACGCTCCGCGGAGATCGTGTCGAACTCGGTCTGCTCTTCGTCGGTGAGCCGGTCCTTTTCGGCCAGCTCCTGCATCCGCTGGGCCAGCTCGGCCAGCTTCTCGCGCATCTGCTTTTCGTTCATGGGGTTGCTCCCTCGGGTTGCCACCGACGGAGCCACGCCAAGAAACGAAACCCGGCGACGGTCCGCCGGTGAATGGACATAAATCGATCCACTCACCAGCAAACCGCCGCCGGTTAGACGACGGACGATTCGCTTGTACTGCCGCGCCCGGCTGGATGGCTTGACCGATCCTTGGCCGACGCGGAGACAGATTCAGTTGTGATGCCGGGAATTATCCGGCATGGGAAACTTTAATGCAAGTCCAATTCCGCGCATTTGGCTAGGCGCTGGTTTTTGGCCTGCCGCAGTGCCCGGTCCCGCGCCGCCGCCACGTCCGAGACCTCGCCGACCGCACGCAACCCGGTGTCGGTCGCGGCGTAGGCCGGGAACGTGACCGGCCCCACGTCGAAGAGCGTGTCGATCTCGGTGATCGTGCGGATGTCGCGGTCTTTCTTGAACTCCCATTCCTCGGCGCGAATCACAAACGCGAACGACGATCCGGTGATGTCGCCGCGTTCGATGCTCGCCACCAGGTCGCGGGCAAGCTGGGTGTCCGGCAGATCGATCTCGTAGGCGAGGCCCTTGCTGTCCTCTCGCAACCTCAGCGTTCCGGCTGTTGTCCGGCCTAGCACGTGATCCGGCTGGTGGTTGAACAGACCGCGGACGTCCTGGCTTTCCGCCAGCGCCCGGGCGAAGGCCCCCTTTTGGATACGCTCGACCATGTTGTAGCCGAGGTCGTATTCGGTGCCGGGGTCGCTCTTGCGGTACCAGACGGCGGCATGGCCGCGCAAGGTCGCGGTGCCATCCTCCCGCTTCTCGACGTGGATATTCTCCGGCGCAAATCGCCGTTCCATGGTTCGTTGCTCAGGCATCGTTCGTTCCTTTCAGCAGTTCGGCGGCGATCGTCGCCGCGGACAGTTCCAGCGCGGTCATGCGCTCGGCCACCACGCCGGCCAGCCCGTCGCGGGTGGTCGTGCCGCTGGCCTCCAGCAAATCGGCCCGCACACGCTCCAGTAGCGTATCGGTGGCCTCGGTCGCCATGCGGTCGACGTCCGCACGGCCGCACCGGCTGGCGGCCCACAGCGGCGTCAGCAGCGTGCCGTAGGTCGCCTCGCCTTGGCTGGTGCGCAGCCGATCGAGCCAGCCGAGAAATGCGGCCGGCTTCTTGGCGGCGAGAGTGGCCGCATGCGTCACGCGGCGGATGGCGCGGGCGACTGCCTCGACCAGCACGGCCATCGTCCGATCGTTCTCCTCCTCCTCCGACTCGGCCGGCTCCTCGGGTTCTTCCTCGCCGTCCGGCTGGTCTTCGTCCTTTTCGTTGTCTTCGTCCGCTGGTGACTCCTCGACCAGATCGCCGGGGGCCGGCACCGTGGCCGCCTTGGCCACCGGGATGCCGTCCTCGCCGATGATGCCGAGGTTCAACGGCATCCGGTGCGTGTCGCCTCGGCCGTCGGGCAGCGGGTCGCGATTGTCCATGGCGCGTGCCTCGTCCAGCGTCAGCGTGCCGTTGGTGAGCTGAAGTGCGATGACCTCCTGCTCTGTCTTCGCGTCCATCGAGATGAGCCGCTTGCGCAGGAACTCGAATAGCAACGTGTCGGCCTGCTGTTCGCTGTCGGTAAGCAGCTTCCGGTATAGCTCCTCCTCCCAGGCGGTCATCCAGTAGTCGAGCGAGACTTGCAGGTAGCTCTTGTTTTCTTGCTCGATCGAGGCGTAGGCCGTGCGGGTCGTGTCGCCGAGCATGTGCGGCGGAACGCCGATCCAGTTGGCGATGTCGCGGATCTGAAACTCGCGCGTCGCCAGGAACTGCATCTGCTCGTTCGTCGCGCCGAACTCTTGTAGCTCGATGCCGCCTTCGAGCACGGCCACGCCGTTGCTCTTCTTGATGCCGCGATACGCGCGTTCCCACGCCTCGCGCAGATCGTTCTTTTTCTCAGGCGTCAGCGTGGTCGGGTACTTGATGGCGACGTTCGGCCTGGCCGAGTTGCCGAAAAACGCCGCGCCGAACCGCTCCGCCGCGATGGTCAGGCCAATGGCTTCCTTGGCCTTGTCGACCACGCCCAGGCCGGAAATGCCATCCCAACTCAGGTTGCGGATATGGAGCATCTGCGTGCTCGGGATGGCGTAAGTGTGGCCTTCCATGGCCGTCAGATAGATTACCTCGCGGCCGACGATGCTATGAGCGTAGGTCTCGGACGGCGGCAGCTGGCGGAGGATCGTCTGGCCGTCCATCTGGTCGATCCACGCGTAGCCGTTGCCGGTGAGGATGGCGTTGGCGGTGATGGTCCTTTTGAAATCGAAAGCCGTCATCCACGGGTTCGGCGTGCGGCGTACCAACGCATAGGCCGGGTGATTGTCGGCGATCACCTTGCCGGCACCCTGGCGGCGATACA